AGATGTCCTTCAACTCCTGGAAGGACTTGCTGCCTTCGCCGTCACGAATGACGAAGGACTCGTAGAACCACTGGTCCAAGGGCACCGGCACGTTGGTGGCGGTGGCGTCCTGCTGGGCCAGCACGGTTCCGTCCGTCTTCCGGCGAATCTTGAACTCGCCGGGCTTTCGGGTGTTCACGACATCGCCGAACTTGGCGATCTCGTTCTCGAAATCGCGGTGGACGAGGTTCGCCATGACCATGTTCTCTTCGAGGATGGCCAGGCCCTCCTGCGCCCACAACTCGGGGATGTAGGCGTCGAGGTTGTTTTCGTAGCAAGCCACGAAGGGCTGGCTAAGGTAGAGACGATTCATCGTTGTTCTCCGAAACTACTGGGTTGATTCCGCTCATAGGCGCCGAAAAGTCACCGTGACCAGTCAGCCGCCTCAAGCGACCTTTCACCGACCCCTGAGAGGCACTAGCGGCGCTTGGGGGCCAATCCGAGCAATTCAGGGTTCTTTTCCCGGATTTCCCGATACTGCGTGGGAGTCAGCTTCCGCACGTCGATCTTGCCGCCTTGACCCGGCATGAGGCCGCCGGTGGCCGAACTCGAACCGATCCCCGAAACAACGTTGGACCTGAAGAGGTTGCCCCATTGCTCGGGCATCTCCTTCATGCGTTTCACCGCCTCCTCGGGCGAACGGTTCATAATCACTTGCTCGTTGGTCGTGGCATCCACGTCGGGCATGTCCACTACCGGCTTGTACTTGCCGGTGGGCTTGCCAGACTTTTCGTCCATGACTTCGATCACCCGTGTCCACGGCCGCAGTTGCGTGACGACCTGCGCGGGGTTGAACGCCTCGTGCTTCACGGCGGCGTCTTGCAGAGATCGTTCGATGGTGGAGTCCCGGAACAGGGCCTCCCACACCTGGGCCTTCTTCGCGCTCTCCTCGACTTTCGCCTGGTATTGCTCTTCCAACTGCCGCTTCTCCAAGGTCAACTGCTGCTCTTTCGTGCGCAACTGACCGGCGATGGCGTCCAGGTTCTCCTTCAACGTCTGGCGCTCCTGCTCCGTCAGGCTCTTGCTCTTCGCCAGTTCGTTCAACTGCGATTCCATTTTCTGCAACTGGATCTGGTGCTTGCGGCGGTCCTCCGCCAGGAAGCGGTTGAGGTCTTCCTGGGTGAATCGCGTCTCGGCGGCTGCGGCAGCGGCACCCGCAGCCGCGCCTGCGCCCGCACCCGCAGCGGCACCTGTGCCCGCGCCCGCACCTGCGCCGGCCCCGGCCCCGTCACCCACGCCGCCCTCACCCTCGAAACACGACACCCACGGACGCGACAAATAGAGCGATCGGAACATGCGAACATTCCTTAGCCCGAATGGAACGGATAGCAGACGGTCCACCTATTCGGTCTTGGCGGTGTCTGACCCGGCGAAAGTGCCGGTGAAAGGTAGCCAGGACACACGGCCTAGCTCAGTCGTGACAATTTCAAGGCATCCGAGTCGCGCAAGAAAGGCTTCAAGAGCCGCCAGGCGACAGAACTCGGCACCATATTGATGATGTGCTCGATGGGCAGTTGCGCGCGCTCATAAGTCGTCTTGACCGTGCCGTAGCCCATCGCACTGATGGCCAGATTCTCCAATTCCAATTCGGGGTCTTTGCCGTCCAACAGGGCGTAAGCAATCTCGTACTCGGCGATGCGGATGGCCTCGGGCACCTCGGTGTCCTCGCCGCGCGGGAACTCCAAAAGCTGACTCACTTCGGCTGTGCGAATATCCTCCAAGGCAACGCCGGTCGTGTCCGAAGAGCCGCGAAGCGTATAAACGCGGTGCTTGACCCCTTTGTAGTTCAAGGCGTCGATGATCCCTCGGGCGGCAATCAGCGCCTTTTCGCGGTCGGCATCGTTGGCGGCCGTCCATGCCGTCTCATGGAGCCGCTGGGCAAAGTAACTCGTCGCCTCGGCGATCCGCTCGGCCGGTGTGTCGCCAGGCTGCTTGCCGTAGTAGTCGAAATTGAGCGCCATTGCCCACCCCTAGCAAGCGATCCACGAGTAGCTCTGATCGGCCGCGCCACCTTTCAGGTAGACCTTGTTCAACTGGTCTACGTAGATTGGGGGACTGATCTGACCGGCCGAGAGGATGAAGCCGTCGCCGACGTTGGCCACGGTGGTCCCGACCGTAATGACGTTGGTATTGGCCCCATTCGCACGAACGACCACGTACTTCTTGACCTCGCCACCAACGTCGTGGCCCGCTGCAACTATGGCCACCGTGACCGCCGCACCGCCGGCCTCGGCGACGGCCACGGTCACTGCATGGCCCGTACCCATGAGGTCTACGTCGGTTGCTGCCATCGTCGCGACGGGCTGCCCGGCCAGGGCACCCTTGAACTCCACGGTCCAGGGGCCACCGGCATCACCGGTGACAGCCACGTTGTCGGTGCCCACGGCGACCAGGGCCGCCAAAGCGGCCTGAACATCCGCAGCGGCGGCGTTGAACGCAATGTTCACCGTCGTCTCTGCACCCAGGGAGAGGGTAAAGTGGCCGCCCGTGGCCGTGACGGTCACGGTCTGCTGGGCGTTGGCGGCGGTCAGATTGCTGGTATCGCCGACCATCGCCGTCTGCGGCTGGCCGCCCTGGGCGTTCTTGAAGCTCACCGTCCACGGGCCGCCAGCGCCGCCGGACACGGCGACGTTGCCGCTGCCGACAACCACCTCCAGGGCCGCCTGTACGTCGGCCGCCGCCGCACTGAACGCGATCGCGGCCGTCACTCCACCGTCCAAGGCGAGGGTGAACGTCCCCGTGCTGGCCACCACCGTCACCGTCTGTTGGGCATCGGCGCAGCCCAGCCGCACCACGTCCGTGCCGGCCGTGCCGCTGCCGGTGCGGAAACTCGGCTGGGACTCACGTGCAACCTCAACGACGAACATGGGTCATTCTCCTGTGAAGCGGCCTTGGCCGCGGACGCGCGGAGCCGTGGTGCCTCGTAGATCGGTGCTGCGGCTGGCCGCCTTCTCTTCGGACCCGGCATTGGGATCGGCCGAAAGGTCCGGGACGCCCCGAGCCGCGGGATCGCTGCCGCCACTGCCGCCTCCATTCATGCCCTGACTCTCGGCGATGACCCTCAGCCGCTCAGCGTGGTCTTTCCGGGCCGCCAGGTATTCGTCGTCGTCGAAGCCCAAGGCCACGGAACCCGTCTGCTCGCCGACCAGTCCCGCTTGCGCCGCCAGGATGATCGTCTGCGGGTCGCTGTTGGTGTAATGAGCGCTGTCGATCTCCTGATTGATCGCCTCCAAGTCATCCACGCTGACCTTCCCGCCCAAAAGGGCCTGGACGATCCCCTTCGATAGTTCGCGTTTGACCTTGCGGCCCGGGACCGAATTCATCAGCTTCGTCAAGTCCTGCGCCTCCTTGATGCGGTCGGCGTCGGTCTTGAGCGAATAGCGATCCGGGTACTTGATCGTGGCCACTTCGCGCTTCGAGACGATCCGCTCTTCGTAGGCGGCCCAGTGCTCGCAAAGCTGGCGCTCAGCGCTTTCCAGCAACAGGCCGATGTAGCTCAGGCCCGCTTCGAGGCCCTGGTTGTCCATCACCTTCGACTCGGCCGAGGCCCGTACCGCCAATGCCGAGACCGCCAGATTGACCAGTTCGCGGATGTCCTGCTTGAGCCGGTTTTGCAAGTCCAGGCTTGCTCGCAGCGGTTCGGCGGAGGGGTTGATGAAGGCCGGCGGATTCATCCCCTTGTCGTAGGACCGGCCGTGGGTCGCTCCCACCTTGATGTCCGTCTCGGCCGCGCCTTGTCCGCCGGTGGTAGCCGTGCCGTCCGCCGTGGCAGCTTGCTTCAGGTGGGCACCTACGGCGCGCAAGTCCTTCTGCTCGATGTAGAATGGAAAATTGCTCCGGAGAGCGTAGCTCACGTCGCTCGAACCCAGGTTCAACAGGGCGATCTGGTGGCCGCACACGTCCTTAATCAGGCTGTTGCCGATGTCCAACATTACGAACGGGATACGTGTCAGTTCCAACTCGACAGCCCCGGCCGGCTGACCCTGCTGATCTACCGGCTCGCCTTGGATGTCGTAAAACTGCACGTTGACCTTGCCGGTGTCCGGGTTGATCCACAGATAGCGATACCGCTGCACCTGTACGGTCGGCAGGAAGTAGCTCTGATCGAACTGCATCACCGTGTCACGTAGCAGGACCGCCTGGAACTCGCTCGGCTCTTCTGGCTTCGAGCAGGTCCAGCTAAGGATGTCTTCGATGTCGTACCGATAGAGATATGGCGCGACGTTGCCCGTATTGGCGAGAGTCGCAGTCGGCGGGACCAACGGGGCATCGACGAAGATGCCCACCCGGCCCATGACGAGCAATTCCGTCAAGACCTTCACGCCGACGAAGGCGTTCATCGTCGAGCCGCGCCGGTCCACGCCGAGGTTCAAGCCGGCGACGGCGTTCTGATACGTCTTGCTGCCGCCCTTGCGGGTGATGTCCCGCATCCGCTGATAGATGGCATTCCTGATATCATTGATGGCCGCCCCCGCGAACCGGGGAACCGGCGTCACTGCCCTGCGGGCATTGAACTCCGCTTGATCTTCCCGCCCGGAGAACTTCTCTAGGTAGATTTCGCGGAACTCGTCCCCGCCGTCGTAGGTCAAGCGCCACTTGCGCCAGTCCGTCATCCCACTGAGATAGCCGGGATGTCGGCTGTCAACCAGGTTGATGGCTGCACTGTCAGGCATGACTGACCTTCCGTTACGTCACTTTTCCGATGTCTTCGCCGCCGGACGAAATGGGTGCCAACGCCAGGCCGATGTCGGCGTAGCACAAGGAATGTGCGAAGTGGTCGGCCCCCGTGTTCACATACTCGGCCGCCAGATTGCCCGTCTCGTCCTTCTTGTAGGTCCGCACCAGATTCTTGACGTGTTCCCGGTACTCGAAGGAAACGTCGCGCGGCAGCAGGATTCGCGGCGGATTGCTCTTGAATCGGCCCAAGGTGCAACTGAGCCAGTTCGTGCGGTCCACCGTGGCGAAGGGGGCACCCGTCTCCTCTTCACTCAGGGTGATTTCCTTGGCAGTCCGCCCCCGCCGGTAGCGCGTCAGCCACACGTAGCCGTGAAACTTCTTGGCAAAGCGGCGGGCGTCGTTGGTGAACGGGTCGGCATCGACCACGCAGGCCAAGACCTGCCACTCCCGCATCAATTCGTCGAGATACTCCCATTCCTCGCCGGAGAACTTGCCAAACCACAGCAGCTTGCCGATGGCCGCCGCATTGATGTCGGTGCCGGGGTGCCTGTCGAACAACCACTCCACGACCGAGATGTACCCCGTTTTCCCCTGGTCCACGCCCATCGTTATCAGGC